AGGTCTGGTGAACACGCACGGGGTTTCCATGACCCCCTACCTTTAAATGGTAAAAACTGGGTGGGGAATTGAGACGTGAATTGAGGTGATATATGTGGCTAGGAAGAAAGAGTTAACGGTAGATGAACGGATCGACAAGGAAATAAAAAGTCTTAAGCGGTCCTACAAAGATCTACCCGGAAATAAAAAGGCATCCGCTGACAGGCTTATCCCAAGGGCCGCATATATGCGGGTAACGCTGGAAAATTACGAGAAGGACATGAAGGAAAACGGGTCCTATGAAATGTTTACCCAGTCCAAAGACACTCCCCCGTACGAAAGAGATCGGCCCGTCGCCAGACTTTATAACACCATGAACAAGAACTATCAGTCAATCATGAAACAGATAGATGATCTTGCTCCCAAGCAGGAAGCCAAACAGGAAGACGACGGGTTCGGCGACTTTATAACGAGCAGGCAGGATTAATGGGGAAACTGAATCTTAATCCTACTAAATACCCTAGGTCCGATCCCGATATCGTATTTGGAAAGACCAAGCCCGAAGTAAAAAACGGATTTAGAAAATATCCTGATGATTATAACCCTATCCTGGAGTATTGGGAGCAGATAGAGTCTGGCGTAACCCAGGTATCAAAAAAGGTTTATCAACAGTACGAAGAAATAGTTCGGTGGATTGACGGATATAAGGAATGGTTTTACTCCCCCAAGCGGGCTAATCATGTTATAGAATTTGCCGAAAACTATTGCTGCCACTCTAAGGGTAAAATGGCAGGGAAGAAAATAGTCCTTGAGCTGTGGGAGAAAGCCTATCTGGCGAGTGTATATGGGTTTATTGATATTGAAGGTAACAGAAAACATCAAAGAGTTGTCTTAATAGTCGGGAAGAAAAATGGTAAGTCCTTACTTGACTCCGTCATGGAATTGTACGGTTTGGTAGCAGATGGAGAAGGCGGGCCCGAATGTTACGTAGTGGCAACAAAAAAGGACCAGAGCCGGATAGTCTGGTTAGAAGCCAAACGGATGATTAAAAAGTCTCCTGCTTTGCGGAAAAGAGTCAGAACGCTGTCGTACGAAATCTTATCTGACTTTAACGACGGGGTTTTGAAAGCACTTGCGTCGGATGCGGATAGTCTTGACGGACTAAATATCCATGTGGTGGTGATGGATGAGTGGCACCAATGGAAAAACGGGAGAGCTTTGTATGACATCATGGCTGATGGGACTACTGCGAGAGAGCAGCCGCTAATCATAATGACTTCCACAGCGGGGACGATCCGGGAAGACATCTTTGATGAAATCTACGAAGAAGCTGAAATCCAATTTGACAATATGAAATTAGGAAATAAGGTTGACGATAGAACCTTGTTTTTTATTTATGAACTAGACAAAAAATCAGAGTGGAGAGATGCCAACAATTGGGTTAAAGCTAATCCCGGTATAGGGACAATTAAAATATTAAGAGCCTTGCAAGACAAGGCCAGAAGAGTTGATACGAACCCCCAGCTGGAAAAGAACTTTGTATGCAAGGAATTTAACATCCGTGAAACATCATCGGAATCATGGCTGCCGTTTGAAGTCCTGAATAACACAGACAGATTTGTGCTTGATAAAAACGGGAGAAAATTGATCTGCATTACAGAAAAAGATGAAGAGGAAGTCCGGATTGAGAAAGCCTATCCAAGGTACGGTGTGGGAGGAGTTGACCTAGGAGCTACTACAGACTTGACGTGCGCTACGGTAATTTTCCGAGTCCCGAATGACGATATGCTGTACACAAAACAGATGTATTGGTTGCCAAGTGCCATATTTGACAAGCGAGTCCAGGAAGATCAGATACCATATGATCATTGGCTGGAGCAAGGACTATTGAGAGTCAGTGAGGGCAATAAGGTAAACTATAAAGACGTGACAAAGTGGTTTACCGAGATCCAAAATGAATCTGATATCTATATCTACAAAATAGGATTTGACCGCTGGGGCTCCACTTACTTTCGTGATGATTTAACTCAAACATTTGGAAAAGGAGTTGTCGAAGAAGTGGCTCAGGGACCAAAGACATTTTCGGATCCGATGAAGCGTGTGTACGCTGACTTGGAATCTAAAAAGATTAACTATAATGATTCGCCTATTTTCAAATGGAATTTGACAAATGCAGCGATTAAAACAGACACTAATGACAATATCGCATTGATAAAGACAAGCAACCGCAAGCGCAGGATAGACGGTGTGGCATCCTTTATGGACGCAGTTATTGTGATGGAAAATCACTACGAAGATTACATGAGTATGATATGAGGTGAGTAATTGGGATTATTTAAGAACTTTTTTAACAAAAATCCTTCTACAACTCGGTTTGAGATGGTGACTGAAAAAGGTAATGGGTATTACGCATGGGACGGTAAATTATATCAGTCTGATATCGTGAGATCCTGTATAAGGCCAAAGGCAAGAGCGATAGGCAAGCTTGTAGCTAAGCATATACGAGATAACAAGCAAGAAGGTTTTAAAGTTAATCCAGAGCCATACATAAGGTTTTTGCTAGAGGATCCGAACCCGTATATGTCCGGACAGATGTTGCAAGAGAAATTAGCCACTCAGCTTGAGTTAAATAACAATGCGTTTGCTTATATACATCGTGATGATAACGGTTTACCAGTGGAACTGTATCCGATACAGGCTGAATCGGCAGAAGCAAAATACGATAGATACGGGCTACTCTACCTTAAATTCACAATGCAAAACGGCAGGATGGTAACTTTCCCATATTCCGATATCATTCATTTAAGGCAGGATTACAATAACAACGATATTTTCGGCGAGAGCCCGGCAAAAACATTAATCCCTCTGATGGAGATAGTTAATACGACTGATCAGGGGATCGTAAAAGCCGTAAAAAATTCTAATGTGATTAGATGGCTGCTAAAATATACCTCCTCCTTACGCCCAGAAGATATAAAGAAAAATGCGGATGAATTTGTGGAGAACTACTTGTCTACCCAAAGCAAGTCTGTTGGCGTAGCTGCTACGGACGTAAAGGCCGATGTAACACAGGTTACACCGCATGATTATGTACCAAACGCCTTGCAGATGGAAAAGACGGTTCAGAGAATATATTCCTTTTTTGGAACGAATATAAATATTGTACAGTCTCAATATACAGAAGATGACTGGAACTCCTACTACGAGTCAGTGCTTGAGCCACTGGCCATGCAAATGTCCGGTGAATATACAAGAAAGTTGTTTACAAGACGCGAAAGAGGGTTTGGAAATCGTATTATCTTTGAAGCGTCCAGTCTCCAATATGCAAGTATGCAGACAAAACTTAATCTGCTACAGATGGTTGACAGGGGATCCATGACCCCGAATGAGTGGCGCGAAGTCTTGAACTTAGGGCCTATAGAAGGAGGGGATAAGCCAATCAGAAGGCTTGATACAGCGTTAGTAAAGGGAGGTGAAGGCAACGAAGAAGATAAGCGTGAAGGGGGATATAGTGCCGAACAGTGATAAGTGGGTGTATGACTGGCTGGGGATTGATGCCGTAAGCCCGGGAGACGTAAATAAAGCATTAGCTGAAGCAAATGGTGAAGACATCGAAGTGGATATCAACTCCGGCGGGGGAGACATGTTTTCCGGATCTGAAATCTATACAGCCTTACGTAACTACAAAGGAAATAAAATAATAAGAATCGTCGGAGTAGCTGCATCCGCCGCGTCTGTAATTGCCATGGCAGGTGAAAGCGAGATAACGCCCACTGGATTGTTTATGATCCATAATGTTTCAATAGAATCTCAAGGCGATTATAGAGTGATGGACCATACGTCAGACGTTTTAAAAACAGCCAATCAGGCTGTGGCTAACGCTTATAAAGATAAGACGGGATTGTCTGATAAAGAATTATTGAGCTTGATGGATAGGGAAACATGGTGGAATGCAGAAGAGGCGGTCAAAAATAAATTTATCGATAAAGTGATGTTTGGCAAAGAACCGCAATTGCTAAACAGTGTTGGCGGGATCCCACATAGTACCATTGAAAAAATCAAGAACAGCGTTAGGAAACTGGGCGGTAAGAACAATGACCCGGCTTTTTTATTGCAGCAAGAACTTGACCTACTTAAATTGAAGGAGGAAATAACGAATGGATAAAAAGCAGTATTTGGATAAAAGAGGGAAGCTTGTAAATCAAGCGCAGAAGCTGATTGATGGTGGAAAGGCGAAAGAAGCAAAAGACGTAATGGAGGAAATTAAAAAGCTTGACACTGATTATAACGAAGCTGCAAAGGCACAAGCAAATTTGAAGTCTTTGGAAGACAGTAAGCCCATAGTTGACATCCAGAACTACAGCAGAAATGTGGAAGGAAAGGTGATTGACACAGTGGAAATCGGCAACATCGAAAAGCCAGATATGTATAATACGATAGAATACAGAAAGTCCTTTATGAATTACGTCCTGAATGGATCTCCTATGCCGGGGAAATTTGTGAATGCGGACGCTAATACCAAAACATCCGATGTAGGATCCGTTATACCTACGACCATTTTGCAGAGGATAGTCGAAAAACTTGAATCTACAGGTATGATCCTTCCTCTGGTGACCAAGACCGGGTATCAGGGTGGCGTATCCGTACCTACTTCCAGTGCAAAGCCCGTCGCAACATGGACAGCAGAAGGCACTGGAAGCGACAAGCAGAAGAAGGCAACTGGAAGCGTTGTGTTTGCTTACTATAAGCTACGCTGCGCAGTCTCTGTGTCGTTTGAGGTTAGCGTCGTAACTCTTGGAATTTTTGAAACCACGATTATTAATAACATTGCAGAAGCGATGACCAAGGCACTTGAGCAGGCAATTATCTCTGGAACCGGCGTTGGCCAGCCCAAGGGCGTACTGGCAGAAACCGTTGCGGAAGGGCAGAACATCGATATCGCTGCAGACAAGGAGCCTGACTATAAAACATTGGTAGATGCAGAAGCTGCTTTGCCATTGGCTTATGAAAACGGTGCGGTGTGGTGCATGACTAAGAAAACATTTATGAGTTTTGTTGGTATGGTTGATGGTAATGGGCAGCCGATTGCCAGAGCCAGTTATGGTATTTCAGGGCGCCCGGAAAGATCCCTGCTTGGCAGAACTGTTGTCTTAAACGACTATATGTCTAATGCCGTGCCGACGGCGGATACTGTTGTAGCTTTCCTGTTTAATTTCAGTGATTACCTGCTGAATCTTAATTATAATATGACCGTAAAGAGATATGAAGATAACGATACCGACGATCAGGTCACCAAGGCTATTTTGCTGGCCGATGGTAAGGTTATTGACAAAAACAGTCTTGTCACTGTTACCAAAAAGACGTCGGCTTAAGGAGGGGAGCAATCCCCTTTTTTGGAGGTGGTTGAATGATTGATGATGTCAGGGACGCATTAAGAGTATCCGGAACTGATTTAGATACCGAGATATCAGACCTGATAGATGCTGCCAAAGCTGACCTCGCATTAAGTGGAGTGCAAAAATCTAAGATTATTGATGAGGATCCTCTGATCAAAAGGGCTATTACGGTGTACTGTAAGGCCCATTTTGGGTATGAGGATCCTAATTTGTCCAGCCGATTTGCCGAGAGCTACGATAGCCTGAAGCATCATTTAACGCTATCGTCTGAGTATGGCTATGCCTATGACTGATAAGCGACAGAAGATACAGTTTTTAAAACGTGTGACCGGTCACGATAAATACGGTGAGCCATACGACACATGGGAGATTGTAAAGACGGTGTGGGCGAGCAAAGAACCTATTTTAGGCAATGAATACTTTGCATCACTTACTACTAATACGAAAGTCGAAGTAAAATTTAATTGCCGATATACTCCCGGAATTACAAACGCTATGCGGATAAAACATGGCAATGAGATGTACGAGATCCTATCTGCTATAAATGTAAAGTCTCTAAACCGCGATCTGCTCTGCTACTGTAAGCTGGTGGACGAATGAGTATATATTTTAGGGTAGATGGCATGGAGAAGCTTATAAAAAGCATTGAAGAACTCGGGAAAGTCCCACAAAAATATGTGACATCGGCATCACGAAAGGCAATGACTGCCGTGCAGAAGGTATCCAAAGAAAAGGCACCATATGAAACCGGAAATTTGAGAAAAGGAATCATCCTCAGGGGAGAGAAATCGCATAGCAAAGGGAAGAAAGTATATAGAATTATTTTCGACCCGAGGATGAATGATATTTTTCAGAAAAAAAGTGGTAAATATGGTGAAGTTAAGGGCTACTACCCGGTATCTCAAGAGTATGGTTATTTTTCGCGGAGTGGTAATTACATTCCGGGGTTTAGGTTTGTTCATAAAAGTTTTAAACAGAATACCCGGAACATTGAAAGCACCATTATTGGCACTATGCAGACGAAAATAGATGCAGAATTAAGAAAGGCAGGGCTGAAGTAATGGAAACGGCATTAAGGGCCGAACTAATACGGAGCGTCCCGGAGCTTGAAAATAGCGTGTATCCTACGAATGCGCCAGAAGAATCTACGAAGCCCTATCTTGTATATGCACGCATCAGCACAGATCTTGGAAAAACGATGGAAGGGTATAACGAGGGTGGAAGCTACGATTATATGTTTAGCTGCATTGCAAAACGATATAGGGATATGAAAAGCCTTACTGATAAAGTAACGGATTTTTTAAAATCCTTGCCAAAACATTATATAGCAGAAGAGGAAGAAACCGCATTTGTGGAAGACATTGTAATTAACAATATATCTTTTACGTGGGAACCAGAGCTAAAAGTTAACAGAGGGATAATAGACTTTACAATATATGTATGAAAGGATGAGGGGAATGGCAAATAAAGCAACAAGAGCCGTGGGGACGGTTATAAAAAAAGGTGAAGACACAATCGGCAGTCTTACATCCATTGGTGGAATCGAAATAACTGTTGATAGCATGGATGTTACCACTCTCGACAGCGATGGCGGATATAAAGAGTCTTTGGGCACTTTTAAGGATGGCGGCGAAGTACCACTGGAAGGTTTTTTTGTTGCCGACGATAAGGGACAGATGGCATTACAGTCCTCCCTTGATAGCGGGTTGGCGGAGGCATACACGATTGAGTTTCCAACAATACCGGCTGCTACCTGGACTTTTAAGGGAGTCGTAACCAGCTTTAAAGTTGGAGATGTAGAGCTCGATGGGGCAATTAATTTTGGAGCAACCATTAAGGTATCTGGTAAGCCAGTGCTGACAGCAGGGACCGGAGGAGGGGTATAACCCTCCCCCTAGGAGGTAAGCATGAGTCAAACAAAAATGTTGTTACATGGGTTAATAGAAGAAAACGAATTTGTCTCTGCGAATATAAAAGCCGAAAAAAAAGATGCGGTAAGTTTAATCCACCTTAAGATTATTTTGAAACCACTCGATAAAGAAGAACCGGAAGAAGATTTTAATACATTGTGAGGAGAGATAATATGTTTGTACCTATAAAGCTTGACAAACCAAGAAATTTCAAATTTAGCATGAAGGTAATAAGTAATATTGAGGAACAATTTGGTAAACAATTGATGGAAATACCTGGCATGGGCAACGGGCAGCTGACGATGAAAAATTATGCCACTGTTATGTGTGAAGGCTTGAAGCACGAAGACCCAGAGCTTACCCCCGAAAAGGTTATGGATCTGGTAGACGAATACTCTGATATCATGACC